TAAACCAAGTGCTGCGCTTAAAGCATAGCGGCGGTAGTAAGTTACACCTGAACCAAAACCTTGATAATCATTCATACCCTTGAGTTGAACGTAAGGAATCATACAAACCGATTCCATAAACTCACCGCTCTCGTGAAAGATAACCGTTTTTAGGCAGTTTTGCCCTTCTTGGTTTGTAAGTTGTTGGGTAAATCCGAGTCCGTGTTTCTTTAGGATAGGATTGATTACCTCAAAAATCTTGGGTAAATCTGCGTAAGAATACCCGTAGCCTTGTGTGGCTTTGTGAATTACTGGCACTTCCTGTTGAAATGCTGCCAAACTTTTAAATAAATTTTTCATAGCGTTTATTATTGCGTGCGTTACGGATGCGCACCCCCCTGTTTAATTAATAACTATCGGAGTAATACTCTTTGACACCATCTATAAATAGATAGCGCTCTGCAAGATACCCTCTTTCATTTTTTACATCAACGTACACCTTTTGTTTTGCCATCCACCCATCTGAATTTAAACCCTCTGCATTATGCTTCTTGCTTAACTTCGCTGCCAGTTTCAATGCTGCGCTTTTTGTTTTGCGCTCGTGCCATTGTAGTATATCCATACCACCGTCAATGCTACATACTTGTATTGAATACATCATAGCGTTTGTTTTTATCAATGAACTTATATACAAATATAAGCATTAATTACATACTAATATAAATTTTAACAAAAAATTAACAATTTTAACTAAATTTTAACAACCTGATTAGTTTTTAAACATCGCTTTGTTTAATATCTAAACACTTTTTCTTGTAAATTGTGATCAATTCTTTCAATTCGTCCTTGGTAAATTTCCTTGTAACTCTTGCTCTTGCTTCAAGTTGATTAAATCTTTCAGCTCCGATTTTGGTTAGTAGGTTAGCTCTATACTCAATTAGGTTACCTGATAAGAAGCTATTGCACCTCTCGCATTGAACGTGTACATTATCTTCATCAAATCTTACGTTCCAATGGTTGTTAGCGTTAAAAAAATGTCCTGCGTTTACTTTCTTTGGTACTTGCTTACAGGAAATGCAGAGTTCGTCTTTATCACGCTCTCGGATGTATTTGTTAAATACCATTTGAGCAGCCTTTACAATGTCTTGTACGGTCTCTAAATCTGCTTTCATTCGTGTTTTAGTCTGCTTCCATTGCTTCTCTTTGGCTTCAGCTACAAAAGCACGGACGCACTCGTCTTTCAGGCAGTATTTATGATTGAAGCGGATAGGTTCAAACTTCTCCTTGCAGTTCTTGCATCGCATCAGTCTAATTCGATTACTTCCTCAATCCATTGACGAAACAATATCTGCAACTGAATCTGCTCGTCAAATATTTTACCTGCGTTCTCTCCGTCTATTCGTAGGATGTCTCGGTCTACTCGTTGGATTTCTTCTGCAAGCATATTTGCTTTGCGCTTGAGTCCTTGTTTGAAGACGTACTGGTCGTTTAAATCCTCAATGAAGTCTGCCAACACAGGAAGGAAGGCGGTCAATGCGACCAATTTTTTTTCGATTTTCATATTTTATTTTTTAGGTTTATATGCGTTTAATCTTAATGCTTTGTGTTCGTCTTTTGTTAGTGGTTTTACGATTGTTTCTTTGATTAATTTTTGAAGTTTAGTCATAGCTCAACATTTTTGTATTTAATCTCTTCTTGTAATTCTTGGTAGGCTACTCGCAGTTGAGCGTTTCGTCTTGCCAGTTGGTTAAGCTCTCGGTTTAGAGATGTTATTTCGTCTTCAAGTAGGTTAATCACCTGAATCGTCTCAAGTAAATACTCCTCGCTTTCCTTGCCTCCATTGATATAGTCTTTGGCATTAGGCTTCTCCTTTTCAAGTTTCTCTCTTACGTTCTTGATTCGTTCTTTAACCGTCCAAACCGTTGTTTTAGCCCATAGTATTTTTAGTGATAAATCCATTTTAAAAAGGGTTTTGGTTTGCTAATCTACGGAGTTTATCCGATGTACTTTCTATTTGTCCGTCTTTTGGTATGACCATCTGCTTTTCACTTGGTCGGAATGGCGCTAAAGGATCTACTCCGTTTATTTGGAATCCGATGCCTGAATTAAATTCACATATGACAGGAAAATCCATCTCGGTATGTTTACCGCCTGTTTCCATATCCTTGACCTTTTCTACTTGAATCCAAGTTTTGTACTTATGTTCGGGATGTTTAATCAATCGGTGAATTACCAACATATCATCGCAGCGGTTAGTAAAGCTCTTACCGCCTTCAATGTGGTCTTTAAGCGGTGCTTTTAAATGCCCTTTTAGCTCTCCTTCTGCATACAAGTTACCTCCTCTACCTGATTCGGAGTTAGGATGCGTGTTTATGTAGATGGTCATTCCGTTTTGATTCACAAACTGACGTGCCTTATTCATAAATTCGTAGTTACCTGCAAAGCTCATCTCACGGTCTAAACCTGTAAAAGGGTCTATAAGTCCTACATTAGCACCGCTCTTCTTAAATAGCTCAAGTATCTCATCAGGTTTGTACAATTTCGAGTTGTCTATAAACGTAAAGAACTGCTCCAAGTACGCAAGGTCTCCGCTGATTTGATTGTGGCTTAATTTACTGAAGTGTTTACCTCGGTACATTTGAATCATATCACGCAGGATTTGACCTTTTTGATTCTCTCCTGACCAAATGCAAAAGGTTAGTCCGTGTTTAAGTGCGAGCGTAAGGAAGTACCAGTTAATCCAATACGTCTTACCAACGTTGTCGTGTCCTAAAATGATGTTTAGTTGTTTAGGCTTGAATTTTAAATGCTCATCCAAGAAGCAGTCAAGACCGAGTCCTTGTTTGATTTTACCATCTCGCACATCCAATAGATATTGTAGTGCGTCTCCTTGTTTTAATAGCATCAGTTATTTTTTAGTGCGGTTAATAATCTATCGTTTTCCTTTTCAAGCCAATTAGCGTTAAATCCTTTCCAAGAACGCTCTACGCATTTTCTTAAAATATGGTTTCGGTCTCCTCCGTGTTTTTCTACTTGGCTTATAAATGAGTTGAACGCAGTTTCAGTATTTACGGCTTTCAATTGTTTACGAACTTCCATCCATTCAAGAGATAACTTTTCGTCAAATCCGTTTTCAAGTAGCGAAGCTAAAAAGCTATATTTATTATTCTTTTCATTCTTTTCATTCTTGTTTGTTGTTAGTTGTTTGTTAGTCGCTTGTTGATTGTTTGTTAGTGGCTTGTTAGTCTCATCGTTTTCATCTTGGTAACATTCATATTTTGAGATAGTTACGATAGTAAATTGGCTTGTTGATTTTACTTCAATTTCGTTCGTCTTTTCCAACTTTTTTAAAATGGTTCTAATCGTTTGAATTGATATACCAGTAGCGTTAGAAATGTTACCTAAAGACGAAATAAACTGACCTCGTTTTACTTGAATGCCTTGCCACTTACCATCCTTGTGGTTAGCTTTTAAAAGCATATAAATAAACAAGTGTACTGCCTCCGATTTATTGAACCATTCCCACTCCAAAAACTTGCGATGTATTTTAATCCATCCGCTCATAAAAATATTTTAAAATTTTAATCAAGTCTGCAACCTCTTCTTTTTCAAATGTTAAATTTGAATTTGGTTTTACAATTAACTTACCAGTCATTTCTCCAATGTAGATAGTAAATTCATCTTCATTTAATGTTACAAAAGAATCTTTTTCAGTCATAATATAATTTTTAGTCAATAAAAAACCCCTGCATCTCATCGCGGCTGGACTTGCGAATCAATACAAGGGTCAATAATACCTTAAGAGTTTATGGTGTCCAGCCAACTCGTCTACAAATATAACGTATAACTTTCAAAAAGGTTGCATCAGCTATAAATTTTTTTCGTATTTACCTAATTTTATGTGTCGCTGAATCTTCTTGAACTGCGTGTACGTTTTTGCCTTTAGAACGTCTTTTATCAAGTCAGGTGAATCATCGTAGTAAGGAAGAGTTGCACCGTATAAGACCTCGTCTATTCGCCTTGTAGCTATCTTGTAGTCTTCGTATCCGAACCTGTGAAGGTCTTCGTGTTGACGTAGTCCGTGCAGGATGGTAGCGTGGTGTTTACCACCAAACATATTTCCAATTTCAGTTAACGTGTAGTCAATTTTGCGCAGTTCGTTGTAGAGGTAGTACCTGCGATATAAATAATCTCTGCTGCGGTTTTTTGATTTCAAGCCGTATTCATTGATTAGGCTTTCTATAAGTTCTACTTTCGTCATTTCGGTTCGATTGGTGTTACTATAAATTTTCCGTCATTGTATCTGCCTGTCACAAGTAAGTCGTGTTTCTTCCAATAGGCTAAAGACTGTGAGGTTAGTATCCATTCCTGAACTACTGCCAGTCCTATTTTGTATGTTAGTTTGTATCTCATAGCTTTTCTAATTCGTGTTTTACTTCATTCCAAAAATCTATTATTAATCTATTTTGCCAAGCATTCTCGTGTAAAGCCTCAATTAATTCATCAACAAATAAACCTGCACATTTAATTGAATCATCGTATAACTCATCGTGCATTAACACGGATGCAAATTGCTCTACTAAATCTAATGCTTTTTCTTTTGGTGTCATAGCTCTTGCATTTTAATTTCACAAATTCGGTTGTATAAGTCGTGGTTAAATGATGTCCAAAATCGGTTTACCTGATAGTTATTAAATGCCCCACATATAGCCCTCGTCGTTGTAGGCTTCAACGTAGGCATCTTCAAACGTGTTGTTCTCGTAAAGTCTTTCAAGGCATTCGTCGCATTCTCTTGTTTGTTTAATAGTGAGTTTTTCATCGTAGGTTTTTTTAGTGATTTTATAATAAGCGTAAGCATCGTAAATTTTAATCTCGTATTCGGCAAGGATTTCTCCGTTAGTGTCCGTGTCTCCTTCATCGTGTAGCGTTACCATCAGGTAAACAAAATTGAGTTCGCTTGGCGAGTAAACATCAAAATCTTTAAGTTCAGGTACAATCATCTTATTTGAATTTATCGTTGTAAACGTGGTTAACATATTTGTCAAAAGACGGCTTGAGTTCGTAGGTCTTCTTTTTGTAGATCTGCGTGTCCGTTGTTTTAGCATCCAAGACTGGGTAGCTATTTGTACTCTGCAACCAAATCAAGAATAACACGATTAGAACTGCGATAACTGCACCTGCTAAAGTTTCTTTCTCGTCTTGATTCAATCCCTTGAACCAAATTACATACTGATTAATTGTTTTCATTCTCTTCGATTTTATCTAAAATGTTTACTAATGCACCCCATTGCGCTTGAGTGTGTAGCGTACCTCGGTCATCGTATCCGAAGTATTTACGTTGTTCCTGAAGCTCTGCGTAAAGCTCTCGTTCTTCGTTGAAGATTAGTTCTAAAATTTCTTCCTTTGTCATAGCGTTGTTTTTAAATGTTATATGCAAATATATATATAAGGTTTCAATTATCAACAAACTTTTTTAACATTTTTTTAGATTTCCTTATTTTACAAGGGTTGTAGAGGCAAACTTTTTTTCACTTCGTAACATTTACTTATGTGTTTTTGTTACAAGAATAAGGTTTTACTCTGATTTTACCCCGACTTCTTTAAGGCTATAACCGTTTTTTTCTATACATAAGCTACCTAACGTGTATAGATTTTTCGATTTTCTATACATAACGTACCCGAAAAGGTACAATATATTGTGATTTCGTCCTTTTTATGACAAATTATTACATATCGGGTATAAATAATCACACTTTAAAGTGGGTTTGATGTGCAATATAATAGGCAGAAAGTCGGAATTTTGCCGTTTATGCAGGTTATAACTAACAAAAAAGCCCCCGATTAAGGAGGCTCTTACGCTATGAATAGTGGCAGGTGTCACAAATATAATCAGAATATGTGACTTAAACGTGCAATTTGTCCGTGTTTTTTATGATGTAGGAATCCTTCGATAGCTTTTGGAGCGTGCTGATAGCCGTTTCGATGATGCCAAGAGTCCGTACCTGATGCAGAGCGTAGTGATTCTACGGTTACTCCCTGATAGTCTTTGGATAATTTGTGGTGAACGTGGTGCATATAAACGTATCTATGTTTGGTTAAGCTCCATTCTAACGGAAACTCGGTAGCCAACAAAAGCGGGAGATCCTGCTGCTTCGCTCCATCTCCGTGAGTAGTGCCGATTAGATTCTCTCCGTATCGATAAGCCTTGCGATGTTGAAGAGAGCAGTCGAAAGTAATGTTTGCAGCTTGACGAAAATGTGTTTTGATACAATCAGCAAGAAAGAATCCGTGAGTGTAGTCATGGTTAGAAGGATTGAACACAAAATGCACATCAGCCAAAGCAATGAGTTTTTCAAGAATCTCAACATATAATTGTTTTGCGGTTAGAAAATTACGATACCACATCCCATCGGTGTCTTGTGGAGTGCCTGACGTGGTAGTTCGTCTTGGAGTATCTATGTGTAGAATGTCGTTTCCACCAACGAATAGAATCTTATCTATATGAAAGCCTGCGGACTTGTCTAAAATGCCTTGTACGCCCTCTAAAACACGTTGTACTGCTATTTGAGAGTTGTATTCTTCACCAGTTTCAAACGCATCGCATAATTTACCGATGTGGATGTCAGCAGGATCTATGACTAACAAGTGTCCTTCTTCGCTTTGGGTTCGTGTTAACGTAGGATAATGCGGAGAATGCTCGGTAATGGAGTTGATTAGCTCATCTTTAAACTTGTCGAAGTTGTCTTGTTGTCCGTTAAAGTTTGGATTCTTAAAGAAAAGACTTGCCTCTTTGTTTTTTATCCATCCGTGTTTGACGTCCTTTTCGTCTAATCCAAGTGCGTTTGCTTCGTGTTTGATTGCGCGGTATTGCTCAATGATTTTTACCTCATCTGATTTTAAGCGGTAGCGTGTTTGTTTTATCATAAAGGGTTTTTAAAGTTGCGCAGTAGCCAGTTCGTTATCATTCCTACTACAAATCCTAAAACTAACAATAATATGTTCGGTTTAGTATTTTTATGTTTCTCCGTTTTGTACTTGACTACCTCTACTTTTTCAATCATTTTCAAGGTATCTCGCTTGAGTCTATATTCAATACGCGTCTGAAATCGTGTTTTAGGCACGTAAGAACGCTTGTAACGCACTATCGTATCTTTTTGGACTAATACCTTCTCCCACATTATAGAGTCTCTTAAAACGTAAAGAATTGAGTCTATCGAATTTATGACAAAAGTGTCAGCTACCTCCTCGCAACGATAACCCTTGTCAAACGCTTTACGGACGTGGTAATTTACCGAGCAAGATGTCGCAAGTATAGTAGATATTAGCGACAAAATCAGTTTACTTCGCATACTCAAAATGCATCCAATCATAGTTCTTTTCTTTACCGAGTGAAATAAATCCGTGTTTGTAGAAGATGTCAATCATTGCCTTGTATTCAGGACGAGCGAACCTTGCAGTCTTGCTTGTTTCTTTTAGCGTATTTCTCGCAGGATCTAAATCAATAGCAATTCCGAAAGCGTGCTTACTCCAAGACGTGCCACCTCTCATTTTGCGGTAATTAAAACATCCTCCGTAAAGGTCTATCCCTAACTCTACAAGGCGATTGTACCCATACACCGCTAAAAGCTCGTTAAACACCTTTAAAAAGGCATCTGCAACATCCTTATGGCATCGCATCTTTGTCACCATTGTTTTAGTATCCCAAGCAATGCGCATAGGATAAGGTAGTTTGATTGTAGTTAGATACGTACCTGATTCGTTAGGTAGTCCGTATTTCGCTATGGCTTGTGCAGTTGTCAGCATTTGTCTTGTTTTTTGTTCTAAAAAGTTGACATTAATAAAGCCCTGCAACAGTATCACAGGGCGGTTCTCGGTGTTCACCTATGGCAAGCAGTCGAGTGGAGTTATTTTAATTCTTCTACTTGCTCTTTGCTGCGCTTAACAAATTGCATAAATTTTTCCCAAACATTGATACCAGTAACCGAGAAGTAATTTTCGTTAATGCTCTTAACTTCCGTGAATACGCAGAAGGCAGTAAATGCTTTTGTGAGTAAAAGGTCTACCGAAATGAAGTAGGCTAATAAATCAGCGAGGATAAACTTTTCAAGCAGAAAGATAAATACTATCGCTCCGCTATACAAAAGGCTTTTAGAAATCGTGTTAGATAGCCTTCGAGAGCGTATTGATGCCCATCCGTTTTTCTTTACGCTGCGCCAAATACCGAATCCCATATCCAAAATAATAGTAGCAACTGCCATTAGTACCATAGGCTTAACAGGTGCGAGGATAGTCATCAGCGAAAACACGAATAGAGTAAGTTTAGTTTTCATCCGTTACAATTTCTTGGTTTATAGGATAGCCAGCAAAGGCGTGTTTAGGATTCTTCGGTGTCACGAGGTTACTGCCAAAGTCGTAGGTCTCTATGCTCATAACGTCGTAGTGGTAGCCGTCAGCGTTCGTGTTTTCGTCCAACGCAATAACTCCGATTTCAACAACGGCTTGTACTCCGATGCCGTAGCCTTCAGCGGTTAGTATTCCTTTGCTTTCGAGGTCAGCAACTGCGGCTTCCTTGTTTGGATAAGTGAGTTTGTAGATATTCATTGTTACGTTGTTAAGGCGATGCATTGAGTGTCAGTAAGCGGAGTCGGGAATAGCGCCATTGAGTTGATATATTTGGGTGTTTCGTTAGCATTTCCGCTCAAAAATTGCATTGCTGTAAAATTAAATGCAGTAGCTGATATAACTTTAACGCCATTTTCGAAAATGTCAGCCGTTGTTCCGTTCCATTTGATGGCTACTTTTGAGGTGTTTGCTGATGTTGTGTGCAAAGTAGTTGACGCACCCGCTAAAATTTTTACAATTGTAACTCGTGTAGATGCTGCAGATGATGTTCTAAATGTAAAACCATTACCGCTTGTAGCAGAATTTAACTCATTTAAAAACATACCTACATTAGACACATCCCTTGTTAATGGAATATTATTCCTCAAATCCACAAACCAAGTACCCCCGCTTGCAGTTATCAGCCCATTGGTGAAGATGTTGCCTCTACTGATTACGTCAGCATTCCTTGTAACTGAAGCCGATGTCGTAGGTATGTAAGATGTTGCGTAAGCGCCCGGTTCGAGTTGTGCGCCCCATAGAAAGACGGAGGTTGAGAGGGTGTTGATTTCTGCGCGTAAAGACGATGCAGATGACACAATAATATGAGCAATAAATACCGACGAAGTAGATAATGCTGCCCCTGTTATGCTACAACGATACCACCCATTGCCCACCGACTGAATAGATGCGGTTGCTGATGAACCAACTGAACCAACTACTCCGTTATTTAAATCGAAGTTTGCCCATACATTTGACCCAAATACAGTACTTAAAGGGGTTAGTTGCAAAAAGTTATTCGTGTTTTTCTTTGCATAAACTGAAAAAGAATATGTTGTACCACTTATTACGCTTATTGATTGAGCAACATTGTGAGGCGCATTAGTGCCATCGGCTAAAAAAGTATCTGCGTTTTGAACTCCGCTTGGTGAAATTGTTGAGTTAGAGGTAATACTTGAAAAACCTTTATTCCAACTCGCATTGTCAAACTCCTCGCTTCTTAAAAAAAGGTTAGTCCTCTGCGGTTCGAGTAAGATGTTAGGACATCCACCAAGTGAGTAGTCAAGGCGAGGTATGTTAAGCCGTGTTTCAGTAGCTTGGTAGTCAAGGGCAGAAGTGCCTTCGACAAGTTGTGCGCCCCAAATGAATACACCCGAAGTTCCGTCACCCGTATAGACAGTTGTAGCGTCGGGTAATGAAAGCCAACTTTGTAATTGTAATGATGTAGATGTAATAGTTGCGGTAATAGTACAACGATACCAACCATCGCCGACATTTGTAATAGATGAGGTACAATTTATAGTTGAGAAAATAGTCCCATTTGCAATATTGAAAAAAGCCGTTTTCGTTGTTCCGCCATCAAAAATGGCAATTCTAAACATAGTTCTACCCGCTTGCTTTGCATAACAAGTGTAAGTATATGAACCAAGAGAAGGGGCTGTATATGACTGAAATGTTCTATGGTTTGAATTAGATGTATTTTCAACTAATTTATCCGCTGTCAATGTCCCGTTTGGAGCGGTTGTTGTGTTTGCGGTTATGCTTGAATTTTCTTTTAACCACGCAGCATTGCTAAACATCTCGCTATACTGAAGCAAGTTGTAAGGCACTAACTCAACCAAGCCCGCAGCGTTTACACGAGTGGCAGTAGTCGCACGAGTTACGGAGAAATCGCCGTTGCCGTTTGTAGGAATAATCGAATATAACTTCCCTTCTTTCTCTGCGTTGGGTGTTACTAATAAAGATGCGTCATCAAGTAGGCTCATTAAGCGATATTTTTAAGGTTGTTAAGAGTCGTAGTTAAACACGAAGATGCCTCAAAAGCACCCCCATCATTTGCTACTCTTGTTTCGAAGTTTGAAATTAATGAAGGTACAGGAGAACCAACAATGTCAGTCAATCCTGCCCAAGATACAAAGTGAGAATACCCCCAAGATATCAAATTGTTGACTGCGCCTTGCCCCCAACCAATTGCGTTGTTTGCTGCGCCATCTCCCCATCCGTTGCTATTTGCCATTTTCTTGTTTGCTTAAATAGATTCGTAATTTTTCTACATTCGTGTTTTTAGGGCTATACTTCAAACCCTTCGGTCTGTTCTTCTTCATATAAACCAACTGGTGTAATTGTTCGTAGTGTCAGGGTACATATCTTGGTCAACGTTTTGATTGTATTCAGGGAATAGATCTTGGTTGAAAGACATATAACTGATGAAACGCTCCGTGTAGTGTTGAGCAATTTGTCGCTCTTTTTCTAACAAGAAGTCTACTTCGTTTTTCTCTACGTTTTCAGCGTTCTCGGATGAGTGCTTGTAAACTCCTTTGTTAGCAATTGTGTAAGCTGCGAAAGGTAAATATTCAACGAGACTCCAATGGATGAGCATCGGCTTAACGTATGTTTCTACAAGTGTCTCGTAGTTACCTGTAAGAGTACCTGCGATAATTAACGTTTGTAGCTTCTCAAGTAATTTCGTGCCTAAATAGGTTTGTATGTGGATATCCTGCGCAATTTTAACGAACTGAATGAACTTGTCAGTATCTACATTGCCGTTGACTGCGGTAAAACGAACTATATCGTCTCTTGTTATAAGTAGTGCCGTTGCCATTATTAATCGTTTTTAGGTAAGTAGCCTTTTGTAGGTGTGTCAATAGGACGAGTAGAAACCAAAGCCTCATTCTTTACAACGTAGCCTAACTTCTCTGCCTTGCGAACTGCTACTTGCTTTAATTCTTTGCTACCTACGTTCAATGCCTTGCCTGAAAAAGTTGCATACACTTGTTTGTTCCATCTATGGTGACAATTCGCACCACCTTTGTAAAGCCAAATGTCATAAGTCGCAGCGCCACGAGGCCCAAATCCTGCGTTAACTTGCTGACCACTCATTTTTTGAATGTCCTCTTTTCGGTAGATTTTACCTGCTTGCATCATTTGAGTGCAGAACGGACGTCCTTTACCACTCTTGCCGCCAGTCTCACCTTGATAAACATAGCGAGTGATAAACTTGATTCCGTCAATGACCTTATCTTGCTTTGATGTGATGTTAGGACGAGCGTCTCCTGTGCTTACAAAGTTCCATACCTTGCTCATTAAGGTCGGTTCAAGCTCTTTAGAGAGCATTTCGTTCTCTAACTCATCCGAATCATAGTCTACAGGTGCTTCGTCTATTAGAAGCCAATTCTCGTCAGGTGTCTCACCAAGTGCGATGAGCTGCTCGGCTACTTCTTTTGGCATATGTGCGCTTAACTCCGTACCTGTTTCCTCCGCAACTTGCTCTTCCGTAACTGCATTTTCCAAGTCTACAAACTCAAGCGGCTTTAGAGTCTTGAAGAATAGGTTTAAAGAGATGTTGTTAAATGATAGAATCTTGTCAATAGCGTCAATTATCTCCTCTTGGAAAGGCTTAATCACCATATTGTTAAAGAGAATAAACGAGTTCTCAAGCTCATCAGCGTTAGACGAGAATCCGTTAGACGATGCAACACCAAAAAGCAGCGGTGAAGTTACGTTATGCCCGAGCATAATCTTACGCAAGCACTCTTCGCTTAAATATGTGTAGTGTTCAGGTGCGTCATTCAAAGGAATATCCTCAACCGTAGTACGAGTATCCATATTGTCGTTGAACGCTACGATTACTTTTTGACCTTTAGAACCAGTCAACTTACCGAGAACCTTCGCAGATATGATTTCTTGCTGCTCTAATGTAGGCACTCCGTTGTTGAAGTTAACTACTTTAGTTCCGCTGAATCCGTTTTGTACCTCGTTGATTAAGTAGTCGGATATTTCCTCTTCCAAAAGTGCATAGGGTACTGCTCCTTGATAGTCAACGTAGGAATAGTATTTCATCCCAACTGAATAAGGCTTTGAGAATAGGATTTCTACCTTCTCGTTGGTAAATCCAAACGCAGGGAAGCGTTTAGGGACGTATTTCTTAATATCAGTCCAATCATCCGAGTAGTAGTATCCTTCAATCTCTCCGTCTTTATTGCATTTTTCAGCACGCAACAAGTTTACAGGAATATGATAAGCCTTGAGAATCTTGTCGTGCTTATCGTTGTAGTGTACCTGAATAGCAAACTGACCAAATAACTTGCGGTCAAAAACAATCTTGCGCAAACAATCCTTTGAAATCAAGGTCATCATTTGAGCGTACTCATTCGGTTTGCGGTTAGCGTCAGTAGCTGAAAGACCTTTGCCGTAAATCAAGCGAGCAATGTTATTGATAATTGCGTTGTTGGTTGTAGAGTTCGTGTATCGGTCAATCAAGAACTGATACGCGTTGTTATCCTCTCCGTAATCTACCCAAGCCTCACGCTTACTCTCCTGAATAACGGGAGTAGTGTAAGCAGATAGATTTAAAACGTGTATGTTACTCATATACGATGTATGTATTTGCGGTTGTATTTGAAACGTACTCACCTGAATTTACCGAGAAGTTCACGATGTTTTGGTCAGTACAAAAAATTCGGTCTTTGTAAACGATGTCAGTTCCTTGTTTTAGAACCAAGTCGTAGAAGTGTCCTTCTTTTAATGCGAAGGATGCAGTAATCGTGTTAACGTAGTCTCCTTGCGTTGAACTGGTGATTGTAATAGTTGCAGGTGTGTTTGTTTGGTCATCGGTAAGGATCATTGTATTGAATGAACCTCTCGGAATGAATGAGAACGTCTGCGGTGATGTAGATGTAGTTAAAACTATCATACTATAATAACGTTTAGATTTGGTTTTGTTTCCAAATAAAAAAGGGAGACCGAAGCCTCCCCTTTAACGCTATGAAAAAACGAATTATACAGTAACGATAGAAGCAGTACCGAAAACGTCTCCTGCGCCACCTGCAAGACCTGCCTCGTTTGAGCAGTCAAGTAGATTAGCGTAGAGTTTTTCAGTTCCTACGAATGTAAGCGTGTAGCCGTTCAAATCACCCATTGCAGTACCATTCGATACGTTTGCAGTAGTGATTTCCATTCCGTGTTCTAAACCTGCAAGGAAGAATTGGTTATTGCGGTTCTTAACAACAATGTGAGGACGTCCGTAAGCCATCAACTTAACGTTTTTGTGCGTTGTAGCATCTTGTTTTTTAAGTGTGACGGTAAGCGTCTGCTCTGCGAATGTAGTGCCATTCTCGCGGCTTGAGTTATATACTTGGTCAAAAGAGTTTGTTCCTTTGAGTTCGTATTTGTATAGATTAGTAACGTTAGCGATTGTATCGATGGTATCAGTACCAGCTACATAAGCAACGTCAGCGGAAGAGAAGTCTCCGTAATTAATAAAGTAGATAGCGTCGATACCACCTACTGCGTCTTTACATACTTCTAAACGACCATTTGCGACTTCACAAGACATATTTTTAGATTTTAAATGTTATAAAAAAGGGAGGGACTTGCCCTCCCCTGTAGTTTAAGTTAAGCTAATATTAGTTAGCAGAGTTTGTGATTCCGTAAGTAACAACATCGGAAGCAAAACCGTATTTAGCATCAGCAGTAAAGCGCATAATGACACGAACGTTTTGCGAACCATCAAGGTCACCCATATCCAAAACTTTAACTTCGTTCATATCGTTCAACAAACCAGTTGCGAAGTAAAGGTTAGATTTTTGTGTAAGCAATGCAGTGTTGTTAGCAAGACCGTTAGCCATAAATACACGAACACCATCAAAGTAAACATCACCTAAAGTTTGGTTTGTACCTTTGTTGTCGTAACCGTTAGCACCTACACCTGAAGCAGCGAAGCCACCCAATGCACGAACATAAGCACGATAGATGTTAGAAGAAACGTAGAGTGTCAAGTCTTCTTTACCATAAAGGGCAGCAGGACAAGCGTCAACGATTTTACCAAGCTCTGTGATTACGTTAGCAGCAGTAACAGTAGTACCTGCAACTTCTTGAGCAGATGGCAAAGCAGCATCAGTAGTCAATTGTGTCATAATACCTGCGAACTGACCTGCAGTTGCGTTAACACCTTGCCAAATTGAAGTCTCCATGCCTGCGGCAACTTTCTCGGCAGCGTGTGCGATTAAGAAGTCAGCGAAAGATTTAGGAAGAACGTCAAATGCAGAGTAACCCATTTGAATGGCATCCCAATCCGATCTAAAGTCTGACTTACACAATTGTAACGCAACTTGGAAGCTCTCGGGCTGTAATATCTTCTCCGTCAACGTGATAGTAGACGTAGGGTCAAAATCACAAGTAGCGTTTTTGATGATGTCATCAGTAGCAACACGCTTGATTACTTGCTTGTATTTGACGTTAGGCATAATTGTGATACCGCCTTTGTCAAGGGTTGGAGCAGACAATAAAGCTGCTGCAATGTACTTACCTGCGAACTCGCCTGCGTAAGTAGTAGTGATTGAAGTTGTTGTTGGCATTTCTTCGTTTAAATTAAGTTATTAAATGTTATTGAATTTTTCAAGGATTGAATCCATTGTAGAACGGCTGCGGTTTTTAGCAACACGGAACGCTTCTACTTTAGTTTCGTTTTCAGGGTTGAATGAAATAGGTTTAGGCTCTTCGCTCAATTCAACTGGTGCGACTTCTTCTGCAACTTCAGTTTTTGACAAAGCGATTTGTGCTTTCAACTCTTCGTTTTCTTTTTTCAAGGCTTCGATTTCGCTAAAGAAAGATTCTTTAGTTACTGATTCGATGATTTTCTTTGCAGTAGGTGCAGCAGGCTCTTGTGCCATTTCTTCTTCAGCAGGCATTTCAGCTTCAGGAGCTTCAACTTCTACCTCTACTTCTGCTTCAGCAGCTTCACGGATGTCAGCGATAACACCTTCTTCGATAACTACCAAGATGCGACCATCTTCGAGTTCGTAGTCACCTACAGGAAGAGCGATGCGTTGTTCGTCTTCAGTTAGGATAAACACAGGTTGACCTGCTTCGAATACTTCTGCTTCAAGCATAGATACACCATCAGTAAGGCGCATAGTTTCCAACTTCACTTCCATTCCAAGAAGTGTACGGACTTTGTTTAAGATTGATTTTTCGTTCATTTGTTTTTATTTATTCGTTTTCCCAAGAGTAAGAATTCAATGCACTAACGGCAGCTTCCACATCAAAATAAAGTTTGTCGACTGCTGAATAATTTGGAATTGATTTCGGGTCTATACCTAAATCTTTTGCTTGCTTGTCAATTTTTTCAAACATACTACCATACTTTAAAAGCGTTTTATTTGAAGAAGCAATTAACTTTTCTCCATTTGCATTTACTTTATCAGCACTTGCACTTGCAGCAGCAATCATTTTTTGAGCCTCTACTTTAACTTTGGCGATAGCATCGTCAGCAGCTTTGTATTTCGCTCTTTCATCAACGAGAGACTTAATCATAGCCTCCATATCTCCTTTGGCTTTAGCCAAATCTTCGGCAGCACCCAACTCAATTTTGTGAGCAGATAACTCAAGTGCTTTGTTGGCTTCCGCCATTCTCGCCATTACTGATTTCATTGTGTTCATATGTATATAACGTTTTATAGATTACTTGTTGCGTTTTTATCCGTTTTGACGTACGATAGTTCTAACTCCGCTTACTTCAGTTCTCGTAACCGTATCTCCTGTTCCTTCCGTCTTTCCGATGCCTTGTGCCTCTAAACTTCCGTCACAACATTTAGTTGAGTATTTTCCGTCTGCGCATAGGCAACCACGTCTTGAACCTTGACGAGGACTTGCTTTACTTGGTGTTTTGAATTTCATATTATAATGCTTTTAATTTAGTAGATAATGATTTATATTGATTTACATCTTTTATAGCCAGTTTCATATCTTTTAGTTCTTGAATATTATCCACATTAACACCTATTTCTTTAGCAAGCTGCTCATATTTATTAATTACTTTTGGCATTTCATTTGACAATTTAACTGCTTCTTCTATTTTATCAGTCAGCATTCTAATCTCTTTACTAATAGAAGAGTATTTAGAATTAATTGTATCAGTCAAACCATAATACTTATTGATTAATTGTTTTGAATCATCTGCAATACTGAACTCTACTTCGTGTTTAGCGAGTTCTACACCTTTAATCTCTGCTGCGTTACGCTCCATTTGAGCGATTTTGTTTAGGATATTGTTCATCGTTTTTATTTTAATAAGTCTTTAAGTTGTTCTATGATTGCGTGTTTTTCTTGCTCCTCACGAGGTGAATCAGGCATCTTGTCAGCGAAGTATCCCTCAATTGAGAATCCTTTTACCTTGCCTTCCTTGACATCGTTCCATACCTCATCGTTGTCTACCTTCATAGAAATCATCCACGTTCCTTTTGGTAGGTTGAATCCGTACAACTGGCTCTTGTCCATCTTTTCGTCTTCGATTAGCCACGATTCTACTACGCTCATTCCTTTGATAGCGTCTTTGTGTTCGTAGGTAGCGTTGTTTTGATTGCCTTTCTTGAAGAATAACTCCATAGCTTTACGCACGGTGTCTTCGGAAAAGTAGATATAGAACTCTTCTTCTTTGTTTCTGCGGTAAATTTTCTTGTTCGGGATAAGCGCAGCACCCATTAGGATACGTTTCTCGGTGTCAATTTCTTTGAGTTCAACTTCGTGTTTTGCTAACGCTACAAAGTTCTCTTCTATGGCAGGTGATTCTACCACGGATACCGCATTGATACCGCTTTGGAAGTCTTTTTCGTCAATGATTAGTTCTAATACATTCATAATAAAATAACGTTTTTAGGTTACAATGTTGCGTTTTTAATTCTATTGCGGTCAAGTGCCTGTGCAGAAGTTACCTCACCACTCACGACATACGCTTGAATTGGTTGTTGTTGTATTTGCGCAAGCTGATTCATTCCTGAATTGCCTACGACATTGAATGACGGAGACATCACACCACCACCACCTGATGGAGAATTCAAAGAAGATTCACCACCACCACTACCGCCAAATTTAGCAGCAGCAATTTTAGCAATACCTGCCGCACCAAAAGCAGCAGTTAAACTCGCCTGAATAGCAGGATAAGCAGGCATCACCGCAGTAATAGGTGATTTTTGTGCAGTCTTCCAAGCCTCGATTGTACCTTCAATCGTTGCGATAGTAGATGAAGCAATCTTTGCAGCCTTATCTATGTTGAAAGCAGCCTTTGCTTGACGCTCATTACGCTGACCGAACAATTCAGTAATGCTTGAAATTAAAGCTAACGAATCTTGTGCCAATGCAACCTTCTGATCATTTACCGTCTTGATATCTTCGAGGTCTTTTTTGAGCATTTCATCGTCTTTGCGTTCTTGCTCTTTTCGCAATTGCTCCTCAAGTTGTGCTTGCTGAATGTCTAACGCTTGCTTTTGTTCGTTGTAAGCAATCTCTGCATCTAATCTTGCTTGAGTTCCTTCTTTATGGATGTCAATTTGCTCTTGTAATCTTGCCAGTTGCAACTCACGTTCCTGCTTTGAGATATCAATGAGCTTTTGAATTTTCCTGTCTTCTTCTTTGATAAACTCTGCCTCTGCTTTTTGACGTTCTATGCTTAAAGTTACTTCGCTCTCGGTTCGTGCTTTAACAAGTTCGTCTGCCTCTCGTTGCAATGCAAGGTCATTTGCTAACTGCTCGGAGCGTAGTCCTTGAATCTGTGCTAAAACTCCTTCTTTGTTGGCAAGTGCTTCAGTAAGTGCTACCTGATTCTCTACGGTCTTGCTCTTGTTGTATTCCATTTGAGCTGCCTGAATCTGCAAACCTGCTTGTGCAAGCATTGCCTTCTCTTGTTGGTCTAATACATCTTTGAGTTTGTTGTTCGCAGCAATCCTTTCAGGTATAGAGTTACGTTCTTCGTCACGAATTTGACGTAGAGTCTCTGCTTGTCTATCGTAAATCTCAACGAGTCTACCTTGTTGGGCAGCAGCCACCGCAGCGTTGTTGCGTGCGTCAACTAATGCGCTTGCTTGTTCATAGGCAGCAGTTACCGAAATTTTGCTCAAGTTTTGAATTGCCTTTCCTCCGAAATCTATTACCTCCGTTGCAGCCTCAACAAAGTTTTCTGCGATATCTTTTCCTGATTTAATAAAGTCTTTCCCTACTTGGTCAATGTCCTTTTGAGTGGCTTTGATATTCTTACGCAGTTCCTTTATCGTCTTTGGATCTTTGTCTCCCAAGAATGATTTCTCCCAAGCTAACTGAAGTTCTTGAACACCTAATTTAATGCCATAGAAAGCAAGTTTTAGAGGAGTGAGTGCGATGTTTAATAATCCACCCATCACTTTACCTAACGCATTGAAGCCACCAGTTGATTCATAAGCAGCCTTTGCAGCGTTCACCAATGCACCTACGGTTTGATTGAATAGGATAGATAGGGTTTCCATAATCTTTTGGAATCCACTTGCCGTCTCACCACTTGATTCAAATGCAGATTTTAATCCTGCTAATGCTCCAATGATTAAACCGATACCTGCACCCTTGAGTGCCATACCTAAACCTTTGGCAGCAGAACTGATTTTCTTAAAGCCTTTAGATGCACCATCAGCGGCATCGTCCGTCTTTTTGACCTCCTTGTTTAACCTCTTAACGCTATCGGTTGAGTCATCAATATTATCAGCAACTTTCTTAAAGTCTTTTGCTGCTTCGTCTGCGTTTGATTCAACGTCAATCTTAATTTTTCTTGTCTCTGCCATTGTATAGTTTTTTTCTTAATTGTTGTTTCCACATTTTTTTTGTAGAGCTTGTCAGTTCGTGTTTTCCTTTGGCTATGTCAATCAACTCGGATTCTCCGTAGAAGTTGTCAAGTTGTAGCATTGCGATTATTTGCTTTATCATTGGATTATATAAAAAGATTCAGTTGTTGTGCTTCCGTCTAAATAAGTGTAGGTAACTACAATTGTATAAACCGTTCCTGCTGCGCCACTCGGCAAACCTATCGTTAATGATCCGCTCGCAGTCATCGGATTAGGTGAGAAAGTTACGTCAGTATCCGAACAAGTAAAAGATGCTTGTACTGCGTTGTTTGGTAGGTTAATCAGGTACTTAACGCTTCCACCTTCAGTAGATACTTTCGGATTTGGGTTTGTAGAGTTTACAATCGGTCTAAAATCCAAGATCAACTGCAAGTCTGCGTCTCCTGTAGTTAGGTTCGTTTTCATCTCGTTGATGATATACCTTCTATCTCTAATTACAAGCCTGTCGTTTAACTGCAACCCCGTCAATAAGCTCACAGGTAGTTTAGCTTTGACGCTAATCAAACGCTGCTTTAAATTGTAAAGGTTGTACAGGTAGCTAAAATAGTAATTAGCAAATAGCGTGTTTTGGATAGGGTAGTCAAGTATCGTGCTTGTTTCAGGTGCAAAGTTGAGAGTAAAGTCCGCGTTATTGTAGAGCAAGTCCTGCCCAAATGGAGTATAGTCTACAACCGTGCTATGCCCTCCACCATCGTTAGCCCATTTGAAATCGCACTCTTGGTTGCGGTACTGATAAAGCAAAACGGGTTTAGGTATGTATGGTGCAAACTCTGCGTTAAGTGAGTAACCTACTTGCAGTTGAGTGCCTGTAAATTTCTGCTGAAGTAAATTCTCGAAAGGTACTTCAACTACAAACTCACCGCCGTCATAGTTGTATTGATATGTTGTATCTCCGTAAGCCTTGCTAAATGTCTGCGAAAAATACTTGTTGAGTACGCACTCGGAATCTTGGTACTTGAAAGAAATCTTTTTATAGAGCGGCATCCTTGCGTGTTCAATTGTGTTGACATCAACATATTCGGAAACGTCTACAACTCCTCCTTTTGAATACCAGTCATCTAATGGCTCAACCCAATACTCTCCGTCCGTGATTGAATAGACCGTCATATTAAACACCTTGAGAATACCTGCGAAGAAATCTGCTATCTTCATAACAGGTGCGTTTGACGAAAGGTCTACTGTAGATGTATAAATAACATTTGATGCAGCAATGGCAACATAATCAGTAAATAAGTTTCCGCTATCGAAATACGTTACCTCGTAGCGCATATTCAAAGCAATATTGTTTGCTCCTTGACCACGAACCTTAAACGTATAAACTGAATCTAAACCTATGACACTTTGAATTATGTCAAGCAGAAAAGACTGCACGCTCGTTCCTTGAATTGAGTTCATCAAATTTCCGTTTTGATAGACATCAATGTAGTACGGGTCGGATGACGAAACCGAAGTTACATTTAAACGGATGACGTGATTGATTATGTTAGAGTCTATATATTGAACGTGTATAGATTCTTCAGTCGTGTTTACATAATTTGTTAAATCGTATGTAGTAAAAGTAGGAGTTACCGTTGTAAAATTAATAGTTTGCGCACTTGAGATATTAATAAACTTCTCCTTGCCTTTGTACCATAAAAACAAATCCGTAAACCGCTCATCTTGTAAAAAAGCACCTTGAAAAGTTATGCCGTACTTGTTTTGTATTTCGTCAAAGATTCTTGCAACTCGTAAGGCAGGAAATAATTCAGTTTTTGTAATTGCTCCTGCGTTAGCGTGTATGTTATTATTTGTTGAAGTTCCTGTAGAAGTGTTAGGAATTTGTGCAGTAATGGTTTGTGATTGATACTGCCAAACACGATAGGACGTGATTAAAGGGTACTTTACATCGTATGTGTTATTGGCATCCTCAATGCGTGTTAAAACCTCTGCAGCGGTAAACTCGTGAGCATATGCCGTATAGTCTAAATCAGAAAGTAAGTCCTCACCAAAGGTATCTTTAAGCGTTACACCTTCTCCGTAGAAAGTTAGCTTGTATGAACTCGGCTTGCCATTCGTTAGCGTTGCTCCGTCTAATTGCACTTTGCCCTTACGGAAGGTAGTTAGGTTGATTTCTATGTATGCGTCTTTTCGTAGGTTGTTATCCGTTGTGAAATCAATATCCGAATTATACCAATGCTCAAAGAATACGTTGTTGACATCGGACGCAGGCACGGTGAATCCTTGTGAGAAATCCGTAAACGTCTTTGAGATGTCTTGAACGTTTTGAATAGAGCTTGTTACCTGTATCTGCTCGTCATTGAATAGCTCAATGCGGTTGCCTTCTATGTAGAGTTGTACCTTTCTCATTACACTACGGAATTAATAACGTCATAAGCAAACTCAAACTCAAGTTGGTAGTTAATCATATGAGTATTTATGCTTTTGAATAACTCCGTGTTTTTGGTGTTTAGTTTAGCAGGCTTCTTGTTGATTAGAATGCGCTCCGATAGCATTAACTGCTGAATCACCTCTTTGAAACTTTCGCTAACCCAATCCGTATTCACTCGAATCATCTTCTTTCCGTTGGCATTAAATACCGCTCTCTGACCTTCCAAAGTTGAGTAGTTAGGGTAGCGAGTTTGCATCAAATTATACTCCGTGTTTTCAACTGCTAAACTATCGTTGCTTGCCTTAAAGAACCACTCGCGCTGCCAAGCTCCAAACTTGTTGACAAAGTCCAATTGAACTGGTGTGTACTTGCATTCGATTTTAGGTTGAAACGTAGCCGTAAATAATACCGCTGCGCTGCCGTCAATGATTTCTAACTTGTTACCAACTGCGCCATAGGTTGAGTATACTCTTGGTATATCTCTCCACACGTTGTTTGTAAGAGCTACGGTTTGGCTTGCTCCTGTGGATAGGTTCGTGTATTTAACCGAGTTTCCGCTGCCTGTGTATAGCGTTAGCCATCCGTACTCACCGCTTAAATCATAGTTGTAGGTGTATGTACCTGATGAGAGTAGATAGTTTCCAAGCGCAGGGTTGTATCCTTCTTCATAGTAGCCGTAGCCATCAACACCAAAATGCGTTTGAGTAGAACCTACCTGAACAAAGGACGTACTGATTTTCTTGAATAGCTTTAAGCCTACGTTGCACCATTGCGCTGAAGGAGTAGCCGTAAATACGTTTGTAATCGTTTGTAGTGTGTCGTGGTCTATGTACTCACGGATATAAGGTGAAACGTCATAGTAAGTCGCAGGGTTGTTCGATGAAGGTATCTTCTTACTCAAAGTGTAAGTAGGTGAAGCAGGCATTGAGCCTGTGCCGTTCCAAAGGAAGATTTGCAGCTTTGTCTCGATCTGCGATGTTTCGTTAATCGTAACTATGTACGGATTCCGTGCGTTAATTGTTGCCATTATTTCAGTATATTATCAATTTGTTGGTTGAATAGTTTTTCTGCATCCAAGCCGAAAGATGCTACCAGTTCGTCAGGTAGATTCCTGTAAGCAGCCTCAAATGGCTTTGTAAAAAACATACTCGGTTTCATTCCTTTGTTGTAGATTCCTCGTGTAATTAGAAACGCAGTAGATTCATAGCTTAAGAACCTTCCTGATTTTCTATCCTTGAATTGAATCCGTCTTTTTTTAACCCAATTAAAGATGCCTTTTGTCAGTCCACCTTTTTGACCTGTGCCTGAACCAAACTTAAACGGAGATTTAGGTGCTTTCGATGAACTTTTTTTACCCTTAACACCCAAGTCTTGATACGCTCCGTAATCGGACATAGAAAACTGAAGCGAGATAGAGTTAGGCATAGCCTTTACATCCCCTTTGATGGAGTTGTACAAGCTCTTGGATACGTTTTTTCGTTGGTTTGTTAAGTTGCGTTTAGATACGCTAATAACGTGGTTACGGAAACGCTCTAAAGATTTCTTTACCTCGCTTTGTTCCATCAGCAGATTGTTACCTCGTTAGGGATTAAAACGTCAAATGTCATTGTCCATCCTGCAAGGTTGTTCTCAAATCTCTCAACAAAAGGCTCGCAGTTAGGGTTACCATCTACTACGACTTGTGAATCCCACATTGTGCCGTGTAGCATTTGTGCATAAGCTCGGTTTAGGATTTCTAATTGAGTGTTTAAAACATCTTGTTCATTCGTGTTCCCCCTGAATCCGTCAGTAGTTGCATCTTTGGATATGTTGACGATGTCCATTGCAATCAGGCTAACATTGAATCTTACTACGTTGGTTTCAAACGATGCGCTATTAATCATAACGTGTACAAGCGGAAAGATAGTCTGCTTGTTTAAGTCTATCTCGAAGATGTCTCCTTCAGTTACGGTGTTCACCAGTGCATCAGCATTGAAGTGAGTTTGTAGGGCTTGTGTTATTGTGTAGAATCCTTTCATCGTCTCATTTGTCTTTGGAGTTGTCGTTGTTCAATTTCGTTTTTTTGCTTTTCGAAGGTGAGATATGTGAGACATTTAGTAAGTCGGAGCTTCGTAATTTCATCGAACTTCGTAACGTCTCCTTTAGCGAGTCCATATATAGACTGATACCATCCCCATCGTTTGGCAAATTGAGTTGTTTCACTAAAGTCGCTGACAGGTTCTTGTCCTTCTTCATCTGCTTCTCCAAATAATTCAGGGTAGCCGTCAGTAACTCGTTTCCTAAATTGTAAAAAAAAACCGATGCTGCTATACAAACATCCAAAGGAGCAAACTGCATCAGCTCTTGATGGTCTTTACTTGGTTTGTACTCGTGGAGTTCGTACTTGTCTTTGATTCGTGTTTTGATAGGTCGGTACATCACCGCCATAGCCTTGTTATAAGTCTCCCAACTCTGCAAGTGATTCTCCAAGTCTACATATTCACCGAAAGAAATCTCCTCAAGGTTAGGTATAAATCCAAATTCAACACCACCTATTTTAAATGTCTGCTGAAATGCAGGAGACTGACTGAACAATTCAGTAAAGTGCTGCACCATTTCGTTAAGTGATGTCATTTTAATCTTGGCTACGTCCGTTAATCGGATGCCGCAGAAAATCTCAATCATCTTTTGAGCGATGAACTCGTCATCATTAGAACCTTTCTGCACGTTCAAGAAGTCCACATAGTGTTTAAGTGGGATCTCGTTGAGTGATGTAGGTACTTTTACTTGGATTTCCATAATTGTATAACGTTAATTAGTCGTTTTTGTATTCTTGAGCAAGGACATAAGAGTACGCTTGTGCTAACATTTGAGCGTGTTTACGCATTGAGAACACATCGTCAAAGACAATATGCACTTTCTTGCCAGTTCGTTTGTAGATATATTCCTCAACGATTGCCTTCATACGAGGCAGCTCATCGGATTGCGTATTGTCCATAGTTTGAATTTAAGCCGAGATTCTCCATCTCGTGGTATCGAAGTGCATCTATAGCGTGGTCGTTGCCTCCTGCGGGCTTATTTAGCCTTACTCCGTGTTTGTCTACATCCCAACAATAGGAGCGAAGTTCTTTGATTAAGTTTGTGCTTTGCTTGGTGACTAAATACTCTTGTCTCTGCATTACGTCAATTCCGTAGATGATTGAATCCTTTCCTTTGGTTACTCCTTTAATCGTCTTTCCATAGCGTCTAATTTCGTCAATGGATTTAGGCTCACTTGAATCAGCGTAGATAGTAACGGCAGACGGCAGTATTTTAGCAATGTCGGAGTTGAGCATTCCTGTGCGGTAAACAAGTTCGTTTACTATTCGTTTTCCGTTCCAATTATACACCTCAATTGCAGAGGTAGGGTCATTCGTGTATCCAAAGTCAAGTCCTATCCCTATGAGTCGTGCGTCATCAGGTAGCTTGTCAATCTCTTTCCAATTGCCGAACACAACACCCTCAAGCATACCCACCTCACCGAGTCCGTAAACCCTCCACCAATTCGCCCAATAGTTAGACGTAACCGCCTTGTCACGATTCTTTTCAATTTGTCGGACAATACTCTCATCAAGTGCCTCGTTGTCTTTGTATGTAAGGATGATGAAATCTGCGTCAGGTTCGTCTTTTAGTTCGGTGTGTACCCAAAACTCATTGGCAGGGTTGAAGTCAAGGTAAATCTCTTTCTTTGTACGGATGGAAAGCTCAAGGTAAGCGTCAAAGGTTACGTTGTTGCACTCGTTAATGTACAAGACGTCTCTCCTTGCTCCACGTAGTTTAGATGCGTTATCAGCAGAGAAGAACTCCATCGTACTGCCGTTAGCAAATTCGTATCTTAATAGGGTTGCATTGAATCGGTCTTCTACAAACCTACCAGTCCACCGCATAATCTTTAAAAAGTCTTTCAGCGCACCTCTTCGAAGGTGTGGTATAGTCTCCGCAACTACTGATACCTCTAATCCTTTTTCACGAGCGCACTTATCTATCAGCACAGGCAAGATCCCAAATGTCTTTCCCGCACTCGTACCTCCTTGAATTATCTTAACTCTCTTTTCGAGTTCGTAGATTTTACGAATTGCCGTTGTTACCTGAAACATTAAAGTTAAATAGTGGTTGCTCGGTGACGATAGTGTTCTCGGTCTTCTCCGTGAGTCCGTTTAAACGTGCAGTTAAGTTAGCGTTGTACTGCCCTACCAAGCCTCCGTTGATTTGGTCTTGACGGATTTCTCGCTTTATATGTGTAGAGATGGGACAAAATTCTTCGTACGCTCCTTCAGTATTCTTTATGTAATGATGAACGGTAAGGTCAAACTTATTGAAGCAGTAGACTTCGAAGCCTTCCATTGTGAGTGGACATTCGAGTGGTTCTGCAACCATATCACCAGTCCTTTGGTTTAGGGTGTATTTGTATCTTGGGTTTTCTTTAACCCATAGTTTATAGCTTTTGAATAGCTCTAATAGATGTTCAGGGCTATCTATCTTTCTTGGTCTTCCTACTTTTGCCATTATTTATTTCGTGTTTTGTTAGTTGTATCATACATTGTGAGTGCCTTACTCCTAAATCAGGAAACTCTTTCACCATTAAGTCATCTGCTATGCATCTTTGCAGAAACTCTATTGGTAGTTCTTTAGGTAGTGGAGTTATTGTAGGCATCTTTTACTTTCTTGAAGTGGTCTAAAAATTCGTCTTCGCTTATTTCTTCTAAACACATCAGGCCATCTGCATCGGTAAAGTATTCGATGAGGTGGTGTCCGTCTTTTCGTATCCTCGCTGACATTTCGTGAGCGTACTCAATCAGGTCTCTTCCGTAGTCTAAAAGATAGTATCTCATTTGTTGTATTCAGCGTAGACCTTCTGCATTTTAAATACCAGTTCTCTAAAGCAAGATGCGCAGCTTGTAGGCTCTTGACGTAGATTAAAGATACGGTTGTAAATTGCGATGAGTTTAGTCTGCTCGCTTGGTTTGAATGTGTCTTGAGTGAGTACGTTAGTTTCATTTAGCCATTGGTATTCTTCTTCCGTTAGGCAGTTCGTGTTTCGGTAAGGGAATAACTCATTGAGCTTCTTCTTACGTTCTTCACATCCGCAGTCCTCACCTGCTACAAACTCTACTAACTTTTTGATCCCTGTGGCTTCCGTGATTTGTTCGATTGTATCACCTAAACCTGTTGCTTTTCTTTTTGCCATAATTATATTAATTCAAATTCTTCGTTTAAAAAGTCGGTATAATCATCGCCTACCGATTGACGTATTCTTTCTTTGCAGGATTTTATAGTTAGGAAAATAGACTTTAAACTAATACCTGTTTCATCTGCTATTTGACGCATTGGCTTTCTCTCGTCTTTGTATATCTTCCACAACTTTTGGTCGTACCAATTCCAACCTTTAATTTCCCATTCAATCCTCTCGTAGATTCTCTCCAATGATTCGTGTTTTTCTGCAACTGGCTCGTCATACGATAAGTCGTAAACATCTTTCAAATCTATCATATCCATTCTTTGCTTGCGGATGTGATCTATGTAAACGCTTCGTAATGTTAGCCACATATGCCCACGATTTATATCATCTCCGACAATCTTGTCTATATGATTTAAACGTAAAATGCGCAGGTATGTTTCTTGCACGATGTCTTCAGCAAGGAACTCGTCACCAAATGTACGGACTACTGATAGCCATTCTTTATGATGTTTTGCTAAAAAAGTAAGTTTGTCCATTGGTTAAATTCTAAACAAATATAAGACTATATTTTAATCAAACAAGTTGCCTACAAAAAAAGCCACCTGTTAAAGTGGCTCTAATCCGTTTAAATATACCTCTCGGCTAACGTAGTTATCTAACTTGTGAAGTGTTGACAAGGTGACGTCTTTTCCTTTAAGGAAGTTGTTTACTTGGAAGTGATGCATCTTGTATCCTAATAACTTAATGTCCTCTACGATTTGGTTTCGTGTTCGGGTAAGTAGGAGTTTGTGTATCTGCTTCCGTAGGTCTTCATCGTTGATATACATACTAAAAAGGTAGATCATCGTCAATACTATCTCCAATTGGCGCACGTTCAACTGGTGCAACATACGGCTCACTAAATGAAGCAGAGAAGAAACTTCCGTTTTTACCTTGCTTTACCCATAGAGCTACTTCCATCTCTTTGCCGTTTACGTTTACCTTTCCTTTGTAGTCGGGTTGTTTCTCATTCGTCTTTTTGTCATTCTTAAAGATTGCTCCTGTGTTTGTTTTGTTTTCCATTATAAATTATAGATTAAATTGATTACTAAAATAATTGCTACTGCCGTTACAAGTAGCATTGTGCAGATTGCTGCGAGGTATTCTTTTTCAGGGCTCATAGGTTTAGGTTGTCTTCGTTTATTAATTCTCGGAATTTATCTCTCCAATAGTGAGTTACTTCCATTTCTGCTTCAGTTGCCTCTTTCTTTCCAATGTATCCGTGTTTAACTACCGAGCGCATTTCTTGGTCAAGCTCGTGACAAATTTGCTTCCATTTCCATCCATCGAGCGCATCTTGTAGCTCTTCCCTCTCGTCGTGGTCAAAGTGTAGTGTTGCTTTCATTGTTCTTGTTGGTTAGTTCAAAAATATGCTCGTCTTTCCGAGCCGTCAGCGTTCTATTGAAAACGGGAGTTGTTGCGCCTATCCCTTATTACATTTCGTGTTTAGATACGGGGCAATTTTTACCCCTTATCCTTTTCCATATTGGTTAACTCAATTAAAGCGGCTTTTTGGTTCGTTTTGTATTCGTGTTTCAGTCGCTCGCAATACAACGCTGCATCTAACATCTCCTCCTGTAAGTGCGTAACCCAGTCAATGAAGTCTAAATCAGTTCGTGTCAACATAGTGCCGTACTTCTCTATCCCTCGTTGTGAACGGTCATAAAACTTACTCATCACTTTGAGTACAATCGGATCTTCTACTTGTAGCTTTAGGTTCATAGGAATTTCATTAATGTGTCGTAATACAATCTGCAATCTTCTATACGGTCTTTGATTTGTTCAATGACTGCTTCGTCTTTTTGTACGTAGAATACTTTTACTCTGCGGTTTTTTGGGATTTGACTAAACTCGTGTTTGCGCAGAATCTCCTCACGTAAATCATAGTCCTCGTCAATCTTATGCAGTTTCCAATGCGCTCTGCGGATTTCATCCTCTACCATTTCGATAGGTGTATCAACAAGACAATAACAAAGCATTGACTGCTGCTTGCCAGTTAGCCACATATAACCCTGTAGCTGATAAAAGTAGTCTTTGTTAGGGATTTCGGTATCAAAAAACGGAAAGGTAGTAGCATCCCAAGAGCTTTTCACGTCAAGCAATACATCCTCCGTGTTTACGTCAGGTGTTCCCTTTATCCAATCGTTCTCAAAATACTGCTCGTTCTTGTAGATAAAGTTTACGTCTAACACATCATTGACAAGTGAGATAGATAAATCCTCAACTGCGTTACCTTTGTCCGTGTAACGGCTTGAAAACTCCTTCCTGATTCCGTATTTCTCTTGCAGCACGAGTTCGTGGATGTAAGTTTTTGCCGTTTGGGATAGTAGTTCGCTTTTAGAGCGTGGTGTTGCCATAATCTTTCCTATGGCAGAACATCGAATCTTGAGAGCTTTCATAGTGCGTTAAGAATATCGATTTGACCTTCCGTTAATTCGAATGATAATTCAAGTTGCTCTCGTGTAAATTGACCTTTGGAAATAGCTTTTACTGCTTCTTCAAATCTTTTAGAATCTAAAGTTCGTTTCTTATCCGTCTTTGAGTCGTCTTTCTTTACTTGCTCACCTGATGCATCCGTGTCTTTGTCGGTTACTAAACCAA